CAGTGCTTCCAAGTTGTCTTTGTGAAAGTTCATGTTATTGATTTAATTGATTAATACTTAGCGAGGCAATCGTTTAGTTCTTGACAGTAAGAAAGGATTGCGAAGATTACGATAATTGCTACAACGTAGCGGATAATGGTAGATGCTTTTTTCATGTGTATTGTTTTTAAATTGATAGCCAAATCTAGCGTAAATACTTACACGCACCTTGTTAAAAATTGTTAAAATTGAGAAGGCTACGCCCACGAATAGCTGCCGTAATTCGGAAATAGTTCAAAGTACATACGCATCATGATAGCATCTGCATAGTCAGGACTCTTACCATGCATCCGTGCTATCTCATCTTTGCTAATTACTGCGAGCTTTCCATCTGCTTCAGGTGTGCGGCGGCGTATCATGTCCAGTTCTTGCACGATTACGTCCCGGAAGCGATCAACTTTGAACACTACTTTGTTTTGCTCAATCAATTCTGCTAACTTGAAATAGCATTCTGCTTTCTGATTGGTGAACTTATCGGGTTGCTTAGCACGGCCACCGTTAAGGAACCCGCGACACTTTAAGCTATCCACTACACCACCGCCTACACCGTCTTCGTCACATATGACATTGCTTAGTTTGATGCTATGCCTGTCACAAATTTGGCGAACATTTGTTACAACTGTTGTGATGGGTTGCTTACGCAGCTCGTGTATCTCTATTAGATGCAAGCCATGCCACACACATATCACGGTTCTGTCTTTTCCTAGTCGTGCGATATCCGCACTTATGTACTTATCTCCTTTGCTTTCTTCATCACGGAAGCAGCGCACCAAATCATCGTACTGGTATAAGTTGTCTATGCTTTCATCATACTCCCAGTCTCCATCCAGTAGCCTTCGTCTGTCCACCTCAGGCAACATGCGCAGCGTTTCAATGTACGATTCGGGTAGATGGGGATTGTCATTTGGCAATGATTGTATGAACGCAAGATGTGGCGCAAGTGTTTCCGCCTTGTATGGGGCATAGAATTCGTTATAAAGCCATCCTTTTGAAGGATTGCATGTGAGCAGCATCTTTGGTTTAAGGTCATACTGGTTTAGCTTAAATCGAATACGCGACTGAAGGATGTCAATAGCACGCTTGCTAACTTGTGCCGACTCGTCTACGTAGGCATCTGTTAATTCTAACCCGCCTAAACTATGGAACTCCGCATCTGATGGATATGCGAACAGGTCTTTTAAAATAATCTCGCTACCATTACTGAAGGTAATAATGTTGGTTTGGTTGTTCAGCGTGTAATGTTCATTAGGTGCTAAGCCTAACATGTGTGCAACCTCAAAGAATGTCTTTAGCGTTGTCTTTTTTAGCGTGTCAAGTTTGCTACGACCGATTAGCCCACGCGTGCCTGGATATTTAAACCTGCGGCTTATCTGCCATGCACAACCGATAAAACTTTTTGATCCACCTGCTGCCCCTCCGAATAGCACCACACGTGCCGGGTGTGAGTTACCCAGCACGCGCAATGCTTCATTCTGTTTCGGTAGATACTCAATCATTAGAACGGCAAATCATTCCCGCGCTCAGGTTCATTATTTGTATTTAAGTCTTGCATCGGACTGATTTTCCAAGATAGGTACTTAACACCATTCTTACCTTCTTTAGTCCATGCAGCAATGCGTATTTGATTTCCTGATTCATCTGCACCTGCACCTGTCATATCAGGTTGATTTGCTGAAGTCTTTTTGTCGTTTTTAAATAGCACTCCTGTGCCGGGTTTGTGTGTGTAGTTACTCATTGTTGTATTAATTAAATATGTGCATGTATTCCTCGGTCATTAGCAACACCATTGGTTGCCGCGTATCTTGATCAACTGATTCCAGTAGCGTAAAGTCCGTGCCCATTATCGTGCTTCCGTTTAAGTAACCTACCATTACTTCAACATCATCATCGTACTCGTTAAGAGCAGTGAGCAGTTCAGCTACGGTCATAGTTTGTAATCATCTTTTTCCGTTATCAAATATAACTCTTCCAAGATTAAGTACATCTGTCTATTTTCAGCCATTGATGGACGCATACTACGTCTTATGCACAGCAGTATAAGTTTACGCAGTAGTTCATTCTCTTTGGCTATATCGTATTGTTTCATTTAGTCTAACATTTTAAAACCTGCCGATGTACATAGATTCTCTACTTCTTTCAGAGCAGTTTTACCAGCTCCACGTACGTTTAATAATTTTGATTTTGATAAATATTTTAAATCACTAACTTTTATATGATAGTCAGGATAATCTAATGCCACGCGAATATTGTTAAATGTTCTTATGCTAATATGTTTACCACATTGGTCAATGACTTCAGAATTGTATAACAAATGTTGATCAAACTTTTCAGCAACTTCATCAGTAATATTTAATCGATTTACTAATTCTGTAGTTTGCTTTATGTATGTTTCTATAACCCATAATGCTTGTTTAAATTCTTTGTGTGTTATCATCTTAGTATTCGTTTTGCTGTTCAATCAATTCCCGGTAGCGTTCCTTCCTATACTCTGTGAACTGGTAAGGTCGGTTGTTATATACTCTGAAGCGCATATCATTATCCCATGTGGGCAGGCAATCGTATTCATCCATTAGCATTTGCTCAAGGCGTGAAGGTGTAGCACGCTTTACATCCTGTGCTGGTGCTTCTGCAATCTTGAGTTTATCCGCTGCTTGTTGGATAGCATCCACTACCTGCGGGTGTTGAAACATTTCGTAGATGTTGTTTTGCTTTTGCTGCTCTTGGTTTAATGCTTCTACAGCTATCTGCCGTTGTGCATCGTACTTTGGAAACCATGCAAGGATTGTTGCCGGGTCGATGCGATTAAACAGCGTACCGTATTCACCTATTGCGCCACGATCTAAACACAACTGGATATCTTCAAGGCTATACATCCACATCTTTTCAAGTATATTCTCAGCACAGAACTCTATTTGCACAGCGTTCATGTTATTCTGCACATTCAGCAGTTGGGTACAACGTGTAACCAGCTGCATGATTTTAACCTTAGTCGTTTGCCTGTCAAGCTTGGCGAAAAGTGCATTAGCTTTTGCAATGCTGTCTGCTGTTGAATTTGATTGTTTGCCATGTAATTTAGATTTTTGATTTTGTTCAAATTTAAATGCGTTGTTCATCCATTTGCGCACGGTCGATTCCCACGAAACAATTTTTGCCCCGCCCGATGTTTTCCACCCGGTGCTCGTGTAGTGGTCAAAGCAGTTTTTACTTTCAGTTACAATTTTTGCTTCTGTCCATTTACCACCAGATTTCATATTCAATTCACCCATAAAATTATAAATATCATTTTCGGATGGTGGTGCGAATGCACTACGTTTATTGTTTATGGTTTGTGGTTTATTGTTTACTTGTTTATGAATGTCGCAGTTGCTTTCAACATTGCTTTGTACAGTGCTTTCACTTTGCTTTGTCAAGTGCTTCATCAGTGCTTTGTCAAGTGCTTTGTTACTTGCTTTGTCAAATTTTGATAGGGCAATGATGTTACATTGATGTTGATTGACTGCCTTCTTTACCACCTTAACAAACCCCCATTCAACAAGTTGGTCAAAACACTTCTTGTAAGTGTTGTAGCTTTTGCAACCCATGCCTTGCATACACTCACTGGCTGTGATTTGATAGATGTCTACCCACCCAAGGCGGTTGTTAATCTCAACAAGCCATAGGTATAAAATGCCATGCGAAGCAGTAACCTGCTCCGGGTGTTCAAAGGCATAGTCAAACCATGCCCGTGAATATGAATAGCCATTATTTTTCATTGAGTAATTTTTGAAGATGCTGTAAAAGTTGATTAGCTTCGTACTGTGTCATAAAGACATAAATGTTCGCGCCATCTTCTTCACGAGCCGTAAAAAAACAAATTTCGCTTTTGACTTTTGTTACTTGTACAAAGTTCTTATTGAGGATATCTCTAAAGCGATTTGGAAATTCACCAAGCTTTAAACGCCAAGAATCATGATACATAAAAGTAAATACCCACCACTACACGTAAAGGCTCGTCCGCGCACGAAAGTGCTATGGCAATACGGCAGTGATGGGATTTAAAATATTTTTCATTCGAACGAGCATTGCAAATATAGTCAAACTATACTTACTTCCAAATTAAAGTCGCGATTAAAAAACCGATTAATGTACCTACGGCAAGAATGATAAACATCTTGCTGTTGCTCGTGTCATGGATAGGTTCTTCTTTTACCGGGACTGGCTGTGTGCGCTCAACTCGTTTAATAGGTTTGATGGTGAGCTGCTTACCGTAAGGTTTTAATTTTCTTTTTGATACATCAAGGTCAACAAGTCTTTTATACTCCTTAAATACTTCATTCATCATAATCTGATTCGGTGTTGCACCTATCCAAGTTCCAGTACCTGCATCAAGTCTTATGATTTGTTTATTCGTCATAGCACGCAAAAGGTTATTGCTTACTTCATGAGTATCACGCATCAAATTTTTGTCAAATGTTACATGATGATAGCAGTCGTTAATGAATGCTGAATACTTTGTTTTTGTTACTTTTCTCATTGCTCTAAATATGTTTTGATTGTTGTTGTAAATTCTTCAAATGACCTGCATACCTTGACTGCATATCCTGCATTGATAAGCTGTGCGTGAACGATTTTTTGTGTGTCCGATAGTTTACCTTTCTCGGTTTTCATCTC